CAGAAAGAGACTAGATGAAATGTATGAGAAGTTCGGTAGAAAATAGACGGAGGAAAGGGCAGCGCGCATAAATCCTGGGAACCTCTGAAATGAATTGAGAAAATTATCATACAAAGAGATGAGGGAAAGAGGATTGTGCCCAAAGTGTGGCAAAGAAAACCAAACGCCGGAAAGATCCATGTGTCCTGACTGTGCGGCAAGAAATTCTGAATTACGCAAGCAGAACCGAAAATACCATGAAAGGATTGGGATATGCACTCATTGTGGGAAAAATCCAGCAGAACCTAACAAAAAGCTATGTTATGAGTGTTTGGGTCAATTTCAAGATAGTTATTCGGAAAAAGGGAAAACCGATGAACAGAAAGAGAAAGATCGGCTGAGGAAAAGGCAGTTAAAACAGACACGCATCGAAAACGGGCTATGCCCCAGATGCGGAAAACATCAATCACAGAATGGTGGTTTGTGCCAGAGATGCAGGGCGTATCTGAAAAATTATAGAGACAAAAACCGATGCGATTTGTCACGTTCAGAGAGACCGGACTACGGCATTTGCTATATATGTGGCAAAAATACAACAATGAAAGGGAAAAAGGTGTGCGATAAGTGTTATGAAACACGGCTGAGTACATTACCGGCAATGTGGGAAAATGCGAATAATGACTACTTCCGGCAGCTTAATTATGCGAGATTTTGCATGATAAAAAATCAAAGAAAGGAGAAAACGAGTGGATCAGATTTCAATGTTTGATTTAATGTACCCAACATTTAAGACTGACAACCCGGTGCGATTGATAGAATTGTTTGCCGGGGTTGGTTCTCAGGCGATGGCACTTCGCAATCTTGGCGTACCGTTTGAACATTACCTTATGTCTGAATGGGAAATGCACGCCACGGCATCATACAAAGCTATTCACATGGCGGACGATGATACTGATTACAGTGCAGAAATGAGTTCTGAGGATGTTATACAGGCACTTACTCAGTTGGGAATATCCGTGGATGGAAAGAAACCTCTCACGGAAGAGCAGATAAGGAGTCATTCATACAGTGACGCATGGCGCAGAGAATGTTACAACAACATAAAAGCCACGCACAACCTTGTCAACATTTGCTCAATGAGGGGGGGTGATCTGGCAATAACGAATACTGACAGATACACCTACCTTATGACGTATTCGTTTCCATAAGACCTTGCCAGGATTTATCACTCGCCGGAAAGATGCGAGGAATGAAAAAAGGATCAGGAACACGTTCCGGGTTACTGTGGGAAGTTGAAAGGCTTCTGAATGAGACAGAAAATCTTCCCCAGATACTTCTCATGGAGAATGTGCCGCAGGTTATCAGTGCGGACAACATAGATGATTTTCATAGCTGGTGCAGCTTTCTTGAAAGCAAGGGATATAAGTGTTATACGCAGATCCTCAATGCAAAGGACTACGGCGTGGCGCAGAACAGAGAGCGATGCTTCATGGTATCTATTCTGGGAGATTATAATTACAAATTTCCGCAGCCGGTTCCACTGGATAAGACAATGAAAGATTATTTGGAGGACGAGGTAGACGAAAAGTATTATATCAACCCCGAAAAGGCACAGAAACTCATCAAGGACTTACGAGAGAGCGGTCAGTTAGACGGCATCTCAAAAACCGTTAGGGGGGGGCAGAGGCTCAGTAGACCGGCATCATTGGGATGCGGTGTTACAGAAGTAGATAGCTCAGATGAACCATGAGCCGGCCGTTGATTGTGGCTCATACGGGAACAGGTGGAGAAAGAGGGCGCATAATGTCCCCGGATGGCATATCAGTGGCATTGTCGGCAACGGATTATAAAGATCCACCGAAAGTTTTAGTGGAGGAAAAAGTAAATGGCAGACAGAATAATCGTAGTCGGCTCACTGAACCCGGAAAAAGAAGTCCAGGACAGGGTCCGAGTTTTATCGGGGGGGGTATTTGCCAAGCAATAAGGGCAACAGACTACAAAGATCCTCCGAAAGTGCTTGTGGAATCTACGACCCATACAATAAAGCATTGTACAAAATGATATGTCCTACCCTATTGGCGAGCGACTACAAACATTTGAAATATGTAATCGAGGAACTATGAAATGGCAAATAAGGCACGCTGCATACAGCTGGGGAATATCGCCGTAGGAAAGAGCTGGGATAATCCTCAGAGCGGAAGAATTTATTCCGTAGACGGAATTGCACCCACCTTAAATACTTGTGGGGGGGGTAATTTAGAACCAAAGATATTAGAAATCAGGGAAAGGAAAGAAAATATTGCAGACCGGGATTAAGAGGTTAGGCAATATTCTCCCCACTTCCACAAGAGAGAACCCAAACCAAGGGCGAGTGTATGATACCGGTGGCATAGCTCCGGCAATCACGAGTGGGGGGTACTGTACCTTGCATAATAACAGACAGAAAGGATAAAAGTATTGCAGAATCAGAATAATGGATTGTGCAATATCTCTTCCACAAATTCATGTGGGGGGGTACTCACAGATACCAAAAAGAACAGACTGTTTGTGAAATGAGAAGCGATGAGGGACTGAGATTCTTCAAAGATGGGTGCATCGGCACTCTCAGAACAATAGACGGATGTGGAGATAAGTGCGTGATTGAAAGAATAATTTGTGCATCAAGAGGTAGAAATCCTGAGAAACCGTCAGATAGAACGGCAGGAGCACCAACAGAACAAAGACTGGAACCAAACTCACAGGGTCTATGTAATACACTAACAAGTGTGGCAAAAGACAACTATGTATTGGAGATAAAAGTAAATGAGGATTGACTTTGCGATATGCCGTTGCGTCAGAACTGAATACGGCAAAAGGATAAGAAAATTATACGAAAGCCACCAGATTTCAGAAAAAAGAGGCAATATGACTCAACTTGAAGCAAGAACTGATGGCATATCCAACACCCTCACAACTGTTCAAAAAGACAATCTGGTTTTAGAGATAAGGACGGTGGATGATGGATAGAGAGTATGTAGGCATCCGGCAGGCAACACAGAAAGGTTATATCGAATGTGAGATTGGCGGAGTTGCAGATTTCTCATACCCGACAAGTAAATTACGGCGAGGAAGAGTGCAAGGCGGCGGCCATGTATGCCCTACACTTACATCCCAAAGCATGGGGATTTGTCGTATTGAGAAAATTGTTCGGGGGGGGGCAGGACGGTATGCAGCATAGCGACAATCTCGCGGAAAGGAGTACAGAAATGGCAAAAGTAGGGCAGATTTCCAACGAGGGAAGTCAATGCGGATCTGTTTATTCTGATAATGGCAATTCTCCAACGCTGACCGCCGGAACGCATGGAGATGCTAACTCAAAGGTTTGCACAGAGTACCGCATAAGAAAGCTCACTCCAAAAGAGTGCTGGCGGCTGATGGATTTCTCAGATGCAGATTTCCATAAGGCGGAGAAAGTAAATAGTAACACACAGCTTTATAAGCAGGCCGGAAACAGTATCGTGGTAAATGTTCTGGTTGCAATCTTAGGGCAGTTATTCATCGGAAAAGAGGATGTATATAGAGACTGCAAGGTAAAGAAATAGGAGGCAATATGCAGAAATTAAAACAGATGGTGGTAATGAGAGAAAGCCACGAAAGAGACGAGGGATCAATGGGATTTCACGATTATGTGACAGTGAAAGAGGACTTCAATAAATTCGTGGACAGAGTAACAGAGGCTTGCGAAACAGTTAATGGCAAATTCTTGGGAGTTTCTTATCCTAACGAAGATACCGCCGTTATTCTGTATAGATGGTCTGACGGATTACATTAAATTTTTTTGAAGAGAATGTTTAGTCAGACAAACATAATTATGAAAGAAAGGAGAAAAATCGGTATGTTAGGAAAAACCGCAAAGGGAAAACAGGCAGAGGATAAAGAGACTGAGTATGCTTCCTATGAGATTTGCCGGAAGAGCAAAGTGGGAGAGTATATTCAGGCAGGGCAGGAGTTTTTTGTGGCTGATATGAAAAAGAAAAAGATTTACAGCTCCAATGATCTGCGCCTGAGAGAGTTATCGGAAAAGGTAGACTCTGAGGACACATTCGTATTCAAAGAAGCAACTTATATGTAACACCAGAAAGGAGAAACAGAGAAGTGAGTAACAAACACGTTATATCCGACCTCTACCAGATGCAGTCCTTGCCGCTTAATGCAAAAATCAGCATGACACAGCGGAGAATCAGGGAGTGGGTAGATGAGTACGGAGAGGATGGTGTGTATATCTCTTTCTCTGGTGGAAAAGACAGTACAGTTCTTCTTGATATTGCGAGAAAACTGTACCCCAACATTAAGGCAATGTTCATAGATACAGGCCTTGAATATCCAGAGATAAGAGAGTTTGTTAAGACTTTTGAAAATGTGGATTGGATAAAACCAAAACTGACATTTCGGAAAGTAATTGAGAAATATGGCTATCCGTTCATAGGAAAAGAAATCAGTAATTGTATATATGGTGCAAGAAAAGGTTCTAAAACAAGATTAAAACGGCTTCAAGGCGCAGTAACGACAGGGGGGGCAGCAAGAAATCAAGATTTAATTGTGAAAAATGGCGGTTCATGCTTGAAGCTCCATTTGAAGTGAATGATACGTGCTGCGCTGTAATGAAGAAAAGACCGGCAAAGAAATATTACAAAGAAACCGGTAAAAGACCAATACTTGCGATGCTTGCATCGGAAAGTCAAAAGAGGACGATAGGGTGGCTGAAAACAGGGTGCAATGCGTTTGAATTAAAATATCCGCAAAGCCAACCAATGGCATTTTGGACGGAGCAGGACATACTTCTCTACATACGGCAGTTGCAGGACGAATACGACCAGAACTTAGCAGCTTGCAACATGGAAGTCCGATGCAGGGCAGATAAGACCAAAAGAAGAAAAGCCAGAAAATACATTAAAAAACAGCCAAAGAGGTTTGAAATCTGTTCTGTATACGGAAAAGTTGTGACAGAGGATGAGGCACACGGTCAAATGACATTAGCTGATGTAAGCAATATGGAAATCTTCGACCTCGGCAGGCCGGTTCTCAAAACGACCGGATGCGAACGTACTGGTTGTATGTTCTGCGGCTATGGATGCCACCTTGAAAAGTCCCCAGGAAGATTTGAAAAGATGAAACTCACTCATCCCAAACAGTATGAGTACATTATGAAACCGTGGGATGAGGGAGGTCTTGGATTCAAGGAAATTATTGATTGGATCAATGAACATGGAAATCTAAATATCAGATATTAGGAGGTAATGGTATTGACACAGGAACAGATGAGAAACCTCAACACCATCGTAGAAACGTATGGAAACGATGCACAGGAGGATATGGCGATTGAAGAGTGTTCCGAACTCATCAAAGCCATTCTGAAATTCCGCCGTAGCGATGAGAAAACAGCGGAAATGAGAGAAGCAGTGATTGATGAAATTGCAGATGTACAGATTATGCTCACACAGTTGGGAATTATTTTTAACTGCGTAGCAGAGGTAGAGGATCGAATTGATTTCAAAATCAATCGACAGATGGGGCGAATTAAGGAAAGAGAGGCAAAACGTGATGTTTGTTAAGTCT